TGCCTGTCATCCTCTACAAGAATAACAATCCATTCGAGGGCTGGGCCGTCACGCTGCTGACTGTCGGCGCCATCATGTTCCTCGTTGGCCGCACGTGGCGCGATCGTAAGCATGCGCGCAACAACAGGCTGGCCGTCGAGCAAGGGCGTCTGTGGCAGGCGCAGAAGGGGAAGCCGTGAATAGCGCAGCATTCTACAAGACGGTGCGCGCCAAGCTAGGCACTCTGTCGGCGTCACAGGTCGCGGGATTTGATACGATCCTGCCCGCTATCGCCGCTAACCCACTGTCTTTTCAGGCCTACATGTTGGCAACCACATGGCACGAAACCGCCAAGACGATGCAGCCAGTGCGCGAGGCGTTCAACCTGTCGGAGGACTGGCGTCGCAAGAACCTGCGCTATTACCCGTGGTATGGTCGCGGCTACGTACAGCTCACGTGGCAGGCGAATTACGACAAGGCAGATAGCAAGCTGGCACGCGCAGGTCTGATCCAAGACGGGCAGCTATTGGCCAAGCCTGACCTCGCCATGCGCCCAGATCTTGCCGCCTACATTCTCAACGTGGGCATGGTGGAAGGATGGTTCTCAGGCAAGAAGCTGTCCAATTATCTGCCGCTGAAAGGCACCGCTACCCGCGATCAGTACATCCGCGCACGCTGGATCATCAACATCCAGGACAAGGCAGACCTGATTGAGGATTATGCACAGGTGTTCGAACGGGCGTTGTTGGATGGGGGTGTGATATGACCGAACGCCACGCCCTCATCGCTTTTAGCGCGCTGGTTTTCGCCATCTGCTATCTTGCGACGATCGCCGCACTGTTGGCCTACAATGGCAAGTATGCTGAGGCACTAGGTTTTGGCGGTCTGACCACTGGTCTTGTCGGCGTGCTGGGCACGTTCAAGCCCAAGAACAGCGGAACCGAACCGGCGGGTACGCCGGCAGATCCAATCTCAACGAAGGACGTAGAACCATGAGCATCTTCGACAAAATCTGGAAGGCCATCAAAAGCACCTTCACCGCCAAGAACCTCGACGCAGCGCAGGCGTTCGTGGCGAAGTACCTGCCCGAGTTCGGCGACGAGCTGGCGGTTTTCAGCACGACGCTGGCCAACCAGCGGAGCAGTATTTTCGAACTGGCTGACGAAGCTAAGGCGCTGTGGAAGGCGGCGAAGGGCACTGACATCAGCACTAGCCTTGCTACCGCACTCGCACAGGCCGCGTTCAATGCCGCTGAAGCACTGGTGCTTGCTGAAGCTGAAAAGCTGTTGAGTGCGAAGTCATGAGCCGCGAGGGATGGGGCGGCACCAAGTTCGAAGGCCTGGGCCTCAAGTGAGCAAGCTGGACCGCCTGCTAGGCAAGCTACCGCCGGAGATTCCGGCAGGCGGTCGGGCTTATGTCAAACTGCATGACGGCCAGTGGTCCGTTTGGGTGGACGCGGGCGGCACCTCCAAGAAGGTCAGCCCAACGTTCACCCAGCAGGTGGTGGCGTATGCGTATTTGGATTGGGTCGAAGGACTGGCCAATACGTTTGAGTATCCCGAAGGAATGGCGTAAAATAACACTGGCTACCTGCGCCGCCACACCTTCGCGATACCCACCAGATCGCGGCTGATCCCCAACCGTAAGGCGGGATGCGCGGGTAGCATCACTTCCCCCTCACCTGATCGAGCGCTGCGATGGCGGCGCGGAAACGTGGTGCCACCCAACGAGCGACATCCATGGCGTCCTCAGCGTGGCAGCGCATACAAGACCACGGCTGCTTCTGACAGTCGCCACTATGCTCTGCGGTCAGAGCCTCTGCAATCCAAGGGTGCGGGCTAGGCAAATCTCCCCGCTTCGCCATGTCGGTGAAGCCATCGGCGTGATAGACTAACTCTGCCAGCGCCATAGCCTCTATCTCTTGGTCGGCTGGGGTCATTGCCGTGTAGCCCATGGTTGCTCTACCTTCATGCGCTCGAACCAGTCATCAATTTTGCGCTTTCCCCACCCGTCAACACGCTCCACAGCTAGCACTACGCATTCTCCACTGTTAGGCCGTTGTGGATGGCCTCCCGTGCTGATGATTGCCAGCTTCCGTGTTCCTTCGGCGGACGGCCCTACGGTTAGGTCTAGGTTGGCCATCACCCCTCCCCACCGGCGTCGATGCCGCGGATGCGATCGATGTCAGCGACCAAGGGGTTCAAACCATACTGTGCCGCAAGCCATTTGTCCGCCGCACGGATGATTGCATCCTCGGCTTGCTGGCGGTGGGCGGCGAAGACTTGAACGAGCTCATCATCGTCTGGAGTCATTGCCTGCACCCGAGTGACTTTGAACTGCCGACACAAGTCATCATAAACCATTTCGGCAGCCTCCCTATCGCTTTGCTTCACCTCAATCATCGCTGCCTCCCATGGTGCCGGCTCGGGCGCGGCGGTAGAACGGGATGATAGCCTCATCCTCATCCTTAAACTCGTCGCCGACCTGCTCCCACATGTCCCATCCACTGTTCCATTGAAAATAGCCGACCAGCTCGAATGCCTCACTCGCCATCGTCAGTGTCCTTTGCATCATTGTCCCCTTCGTCGTTCTGCTGGAGGGCGGCGCGAGAAGCGTGCGCGATCAGGTTGAGCGCTATCCACGATGGGACATAACAACCAACACCCTCAGCGACTGCATGCGCATGGTCCGGCATCTCGGCTTTCCGCAACTCGGTGACCAAAACATTCCGCGCGTCTTCCCAAGCGGGATCACCGGGATCAATCAACAGGCCCCGCAGCCGCTGGATTTCGACCTGCAACGCCTCAACATTCGCGCAGATCGCTGCGACGTCGGTGGTCATGACAGCACCCCTTGGTCACGGCTGATCGCCATGAATTTCTCGATCTTCTGCCGCTTTGTCCGGGTTTGCTCGGCCGTGGGCCACAAGTCAGCGAGGCCGAGATAGCCTTCGTCGGAAAGCATCAACGCGACGCTCCATAGGTCGCGCAGTTCTTCCGCGATCCGCTCAGCGTTATTGAGCGGCTGGCCTGTTTGCACCTCGGCAAGGCCGAAGCGAAGGGCCTTGCTGACGCGCTGCCCCACTTCGCAGCATTCTTCTGCCAGGCAGCTCAGCAGGTGTTCCTTGCGGTTCATGCCTCACCCCCGTCGCCAGCGGGCTTGAGGGCGAACGCCGCGCGCAACCGTTTGGCAGCTCCGGCCAAGCTATTCGCGAAATGCCGGGTCTGATAATCATTGGCGGCCAGCTTCTCGATTAGCTCGATATCGCTTTCCAGCAAATCCCCGCCGGGTGTGGTGGCGGGATCAAGGAAGGTATCGACCAACAAGCGAGCCAATTCGTCTTCCTTGGCCTTCCAGCCATCGGGACGAAATTCCGAAACAATCCGGTGGGCCACCTTCTGTGCAAGCTCGGCATTGCCTTGCACCTCCCCGCCGCCCGTCGCCCCGTCCGTCGCATCGGTGGGGGTGGCAAAAAGGTTCAGCGCCGATTGCGCATAGACGGCGGCAGACCCGGCGAGCAGGCTTTCGTCGCCCGTTTTCCCAGCATCCATACCGTCGGCAAACGCCTGCTCGAACAGCACCTCCAATCCCTCCCGCAACCCCGCCCCGGTGTCGTTCGCGCGCAGAGTGGCTATAGCTGCGGTGGCCATTCGACGATAGCTGTCGGCATCGGTGGTGCCGTCCAAGTCGGCCCAAGGGATAAAGCCGTTTTGGTCAATAAGTGACCCGCTGGCTTTATAGATAGCCTGCGCTACACGTTCGATGCGCGACGCTTCGATGCCGATCGCCATCTTCGGAGCTGCAGCGAGGGCAAGCCGCGCCCATGTTGTAGCGCATTCCCGCTGCGTTTCGAGATCGATTGGGCCGTCAATCCAGCCTACGGGGGCCGTATTGGTGTTGGCATCCTCTCGGAACAGCGCCTTTAGCAACCGCCGACCCCGAACATTTGCCAAGATCGCGTCTGCGGCCACATTCACTGTCTCGCCCGCCCCGGTGTCGCTCGCGACCTTGGGGGCTGCGGCGATCCCCAACGTTGCGGCCATTCCAGCACGGTAATCCTCGACTGACCAATCGTGCCGCATGGCGTCCGAATGCACTTGCTGCACCTTCCGCCAGAGTGGGCCAAGCACCTCCCCCGCCGGAACCGCGGCATCGCTCGCGGGCGGGGTGGCGATGACGGCGCAGCGCAGGCGCTCGACCTCGCTCATGGTCAACTCGACGCGCAGAACCACGTCAGGTCCGGCATTCGTATGATGCACCCGCGCCAATTTGCGGGTCAACTTCTCGTAGAGCGCCCGCGCATCGGGCAGCACAGCGGCGTTATTGGTCATGGGCCGACTCCTTTGCGTAAATTTCACCGGCGAACTTTCGCTCGCCTTCTTCCGCAGCGAGGGCGCGGGCCTTCCAGTAAAGAACCTTGTCGGCTAGGTCCGCGCACGTCTCTGCGATGACCTGCGCGTCTTTTCGAGAGACTGGTGTCTTACCGCTCATGGGTCGACTCCTGTTGGGCGAGGTGGGCGCGGCGCTGTTCGCCAAGCGCGAAACGGGCGCCACCAATGCTGGGTCGGCGATCGTAGACGGCCATCGCGAAGCAGCACGGCTGGCACCAGCGGAAGGTTTCAAGCCCCTCATCACCGCGCTCGGTCAGCACGCGGTTGCGCGTCCCCGGCTCACATTGGCCAGCGCAGGTGTGGCAAGTGCCGCCCTTCCGATTCGTGACCATCTTGTCGGACAGCGCCACCTCACCGTTACCGAAATCTCCAGAGAACGGATCATCGGCGAGGCAATCAGCCTCCCATCTGAAAGGCGCGCTCATCCCTCCGCCCCTCCTTGCGTGAAAGACAGGGCATCGGGAAGGCGGGCAGCGACAATCGTCAAGCGTTGACGTGCCGCAGCAGTCGCGAGTTGCATCAGCCATTGTCTTGAACCTCCTGCGTCGAAGGGTGGGCGGCGCGGCGCGCCATGTCGGCGACATGCTTTAGGGCGTTGTTATCGGTCAGCGCGGCATCGTCAGACACCTCGCCTTCCCACCATGCTGTCTTCCACGAACCCCAAGGTGCATGGAAATCATCGACGAATTTGCCGATAGCTTCGAGCGCCCCGCGCAATCGGTCAATTTCCAACTGCATCGGCGCGGCCGCAGCAGCATACCCGCCGTTGTAAGCCATGTCGAAATCGTAGGTTACCCCCGCCATCGGTGCGGGGCTATGGGTGGCGAGGGCGGCAAAAGCGTCGGCTGCGCCCTGCCGATAGTGATGCCATGCACGGGTTTGCGCTTCATCGCGATCGCCCGTGCCAACATAGGCGTCAGCGAGCTCGTCAGCGTCAGCCCCCGCAACCGGGCGGGGATCGGAGTGGGCGATGCGGTGGCGGGCAAGGACTTCGTAAGCCTCCTCAATTTCGCGAGGGCGCTGGAAAGGCTTAAACCCGCCGCGGTCATCGGCCCACTGCGCGCCGCAATCATCACAAAACGTCCAGATACTTCCGCCGCGGTGCGTGGAAGTGTGTTCACAGATGTTGCGTTCATAGTGGTCTAGTGCGGCGGCAAGCGCAGCCACCACCTGGTTTCTTGCGGCGGTCATCACAGCGACACCACCACAAAAACTACGACGGCCGCTACAAACACCGCAACCGCCAGAAACTCCTTCAGGCTTACGATATAGTCCGGCTTACCCTCCAACGGGATCAGCTCGCCCATCGTCTCTTTCTGCCACTGCGACAGGTTCGCAGGCTGATCGGCATCGTAGCCAGAGCGAGTGACGCCGAAGCTGGCGCGCTTCGTGGTTTTGAAAATACGGGGTTCCATCAGATTAGCTCCTGTCGGATTGCATCGAGCGCGCGACGTGCCGCGCGGTACTCGATATCGAATGTGGTCGAATGGTGGATGAAAGCAAACTCAGGCTCCAGCCCAAGCCGCGCCTGCGCATCATGGACGGAGCGCATGATGTCGGCGTTGGTGGGGGTGTCTAGAGTCATGCTGCGTTCCTAATCTCAACACGATGGCCGCCATCACGCTCGCAACTATGCAAAAACATTAGCGCTTGGCCGTGATCATGGAAAAGATAATCCCTACTAGGCCAGTAAGCCTTCATCTGCACCGTCACGATGTAGCTAGGCGCGCTCACAACCCCGCACCCCACACAGGCGCCGCACGAAACGCATCCGCCTCGCCGCGCTGCACATCACCGGTGCCACGCAGTGCGCTGCCGTACTTGGCGAACGCACCGGTCGTACGCAGTGCCGCCATGTTGCGCTTGTGGTCGGCAATCAGTTCGGCGGTTTGAGCTGCGGTGAGAATGTGGGGCATTGCGTGTCTCCTTGTTGGGGGCCTTATAAGATCGACATAGCGCGGGTGTCAACACATATTATCACGTTGACAACACGATTTATGACGCACATAACACACAAATGGACGAACGCAACGAACTCATGCAGGCCGTTAAGGCACGTGCATTCGCCGCTAGGGTCAGCCTCTACGCCGTCGCGACGGCTGCGGGCGTCTCAGGCACTGTCATAACGCGATGGATCAAAGGGTCTTATACGCCTTCGTTGAAAACCATCGGGCGCTTTGAGAAGGCGCTAGAACAGATTGAGGGGTTCAAATTGTGACCGACCTACAAAAAATGATCTTAGCGACACTGGCAGGATTTTTGATTGCTTACGCAACAACGGCATTTGTTGTTTGGGATATGAACCCTGCCAATTGGAATGGATTTAGCAGATTCATGTGTTTGTCATTTGGGTTTGTGGCGGCGGGATTTTCCATAGCTGTCGTTTTTGGCACTGGAAACGACGCATGACCCCAATCGACACCCTGCTCCTAATCTTGGCCGTCATATCCGGCTGCCTGATGCTGGCTTTTGTCTACATGTACAATGTGCCTTGGGAGGATGAGGCTTAACGATCTTCCGTAATAATAAAACAGGAGAGAATGCCATGATCGTCTACATCATCGCCGGCCTCGCACTCATCGCCGGCCTGTACTTCCTGTATGCAAACACCGTCGAGGGCTGGGAAGACAGCGATGGCTTTCACCCCGGCCGCAACCCCAACGAGGACAAGTAACATGCACCCCCCGCAGTATCTGATCGACGAACTTGTCATGGAGCAAAGCGCGGAATCCGCCATGCTCGAACTGAAGGACATGGGCTATACGATCAACGTGCATCCGCTGCACAAACGCATCAGCCAGCTAATCTACGCCGGTATCCGGAAGCCCATCAGCCACTCTACACGTGCCGCTGGTGCAATGCTGTGCGTCGATGTCCAGGCAGGCGCCTCGCTGGAGGGCTGTGAGCGCTTGCTGGAGGCGCAAAGCCGTGCCGGGCAGGTCATGCCCGTACCTATGGCGGCGTGGGAAGCTCGGCATGGGGTGGCGGTATGAGAGCGCCATATGGCGCCATGAAAGCGCTCGTCATCGACGTACATCAGGCACATCCGGATTGGAACACCCGCAAGGTCGCCAATCATTGCGGCTGTAGGCCATCGTTCGTCCGCGATGTCAATTACAGGTACCAGCTCGACGTGCCGATTACCGACGTTTTTAGGAAACACGAACAGGGACCGGCGCGCGCTGCCGTTGGGGCGTTTCCGTATCCTGGACGCACCGTAGAGCAGGTTGATAGGGGGGTGTGGTCGTGACCTCTATCATCACCAATTACCCCGACGAAGCCGTATCGGCGTATCTCGCATCGCAGCGTGTCAGGAATGCGCGCGTGGTGCGGGAATGCCTGAAGTCTGTGGCCGGTGAGACAAAGGATCCGCGGTTGATGACGGCGTTGCTGGTTGTGGCTGGGGCAGAGGATCTGGTGTTGGACAAAATCATGCGAAGCCTAAAGTGAGGCGCGCATAGGCCAAATCCTCTTAACCTCATCCTCCACAGTCACACGAAGCGGCGCCGGTATCTTTGCCAGCGCCGCTATTCTTTCGTACTTGTCATCCATTAGCACAATCTCGCGGGCGCCTTCGAAGATGAAGAAGCGCGACCAGCTCAGGACGGCTGGGGGAATCTTGTCTGCGAGCATCTGTCCCGACAGGTACTGGTGCAGCCACCACGTTACAGGGCGGATTTCAGCCAACGTCTAGGCCCTGACTAAGCCACGTCTCAAACGCTCCCCAAGCTCCCACAGCCCCCAACGCAACGCATGCAAATGCCCCGGCATCCTGCGCAGCCTGAAGGTACTCCAGTTGGCCTTCCTCCCAATGGGACTGCGTGTGGTCGGTGCGTTTAATCTCACACACGAAAGAGGGTGAGGCTGGGATCACCACATCGGATGCCCCCACCGCCATGCCCTCAGCCTTGTGCTTGACGACGGTTGAGAATTGCCCGCCCTGCTTCAGGCCCTCGTTCCGCGGATGCAGCACCAGACGCCCCCAGGTATCGGGATGCTCGCGGCGGATGCGGTTGATGATTGAGGTTTGCTCAATATGCTCCAGGAAGCATTTGCCGCGAAACGACTGATCGCCGTAGACGGGTAGCCATGGGGGGAACTTCATGCTGCCATCTCCTGTACGGTGTCGGCCGGCTCATTGAATGCCAGCACCCGGAAAAACCCGTTCATCTCTTTGACGTAGCTGATCGTCTCGGGCTGTCCGTGGCGCGTCGCCTCGTCAAAGCGTTCCCAGTCCCTCTGCGCTTTCGCGAAAGTAGCTTCGGGCTGATGCCATGTTGTGAAACGGCGGTAAGGTGTTACCCAATCTGCGCGTACTACGGCATTGCCACGCTGCGATACGGAGTCCTTACGCGACATAGACAGTACAGCATCGGTCTGAGGAGCGTAGGGATCAGATTTTTGCGCCTGAAATTCAAGCTGAAGTTTTGCCGCCGGATCGATCAACTCAGCTTTGCAGGTTGTACAATAGCGAGCCGCAATGTCGTTTTCAGATCCGCATGCCTCGCATTCCTTCGAAGTCCAGCGGTGGTTACATCTCTCATGCTCACCATTGGCACCAGTCCGGACTAGGCCAAAGCAACGCCTGCCATAATGCGCGGGCATAGGGCCATAATCGGTCACAACTCGTTCGCCAAATACGTCCAAGCAATACCCTTCCTTATCGACCTCGTAGCCTTCTGCATCCTTATGCCGCGTGAACTCATTGACGTACCCACATGACGCGCAATGCGCCTCGACAACACCGCCGCCTTCTTTGGATGCTTTGGCGCGCACGATAGGCGCGAACAGGTCTCCGTCAGGGCAGTGATCTTCGATGTTGGAACCGAAGTCCATGACGCGAATTTCCGTTTTGCCGGAATGTAGACGCAGACCGCGACCTATAATCTGTTGCAGCAGACCAACGCTTTCGGTTTTGCGCAAAATGGCCACCACATCAACGTGAGCGCAGTCCCAACCCGTCGTCAGCACACCGACATTGACCAGATATTTAATCTCCTGCCGGTCGAACCGCTTAAGGATGGCGTCACGGCTTTTCGTTTCGCCAGTGATGATAGCCGACATCGACGGCGGCAGACTCGCCAAAATTTCCTGAGCGTGTTGCACCGTCGCCGCAAAAAACACGACACCCTTGGCATCCCGGCTTTCCGCTACAACAGAAGCCACAATAGCGGCCGTCTTCCTGCCGTGACCGACAAACGCTTGGTCAACATCGTGCGCGTCAAATTTACCGTTCGGCTTTAGCCTCAGGTTGGAAGTGTCATAACTTTCTGCATTGGTGCTGACTACGACAGGTCGTGTTAGGAACCCCTGATCGATCAGCTCGCGAGCGCCGATTTGGTAGACACATTTCAGGAAAAAAGGATCGCGGCATGTGTCGTCGCCATTCGCCTTACCGTTCGGGCGAAGGCGATAAATGTAGCCAGTGCCCATCCGAAAAGGCGTGGCGCTGGTGCCGATAATCCTTAGCCGGGGGTTAGCGTTGCGCATTGCCTCCACTATAGCAAGGATGGTCGGCGTGAGGCCGTGCGCTTCGTCAATGACAACGGCGCAATAATCCTTGGTAAAGCGTGAGATTGCACCTTTAACAGTGCCAGGAGTCCCAAAAATTACCGGGTGGCGAGTGGATTTAGCCCCTGCCGATGCAGAAAAAATAGAGCATGGAGCGCCCAACGCTTTGTATTTTGCCGCGTTTTGCAGCACCAATTCACGCTGAGGCGCGAGGCAAAGCACCTTTTTCCCGCCACTGACGGTGTGCAGCCACTCGGCTAGATAAGCAATCAGAAGCGACTTGCCGGCGCCAGTTGCAGCTTCAATCAATATCGGATCTATGCTTTGACGGAGTTCCGCAATTGCGGCGTCAATGGCGGCTTGTTGGTAAGCTCTCGGCTTAAACACGAGATTTCTTTCTCTTATTTTGTTGCTGCTCTGAGAGGGTAGCCCACCTGCAATTATTTGGTTCATAATTGCCGTTAACGTCGATCCTATCGAGTGTTTTTCCTTCCGGCCTCTCTCCCATGTCGGCTAAAAAATTGGTGAAAGTTTCCCATCTTTCGCAGAATGATATGCCCCGTCCTCCATAGTCGGGGTAACTTATATGGCTCTGCATAGTGCAGCGTTTTTTCATGCTGCTCCAAGAAGTCCATGTTCTGCTCTGGTTGCCGGTCCCAGCTTTGTTATGTCCATGTATAGTATTGCGCTTTGTTACTCGTGCGCTCTGCTTTTCTCTTTGAAGACATCCGCAAGAACGTGTTTTGCCGGATTTAAGCGCACAACTGACAACGACTGTGGTTGATCCACAGTCGCAATCGCAAATCCATGCTGCTTTTGTGCCTTTGTTTTCAACTCTAGCCTTTACAACAAGGCGAGAAAAACGTTGCTCGATCAAGTCCATGTATTTTGGCATAAATCCTCCGTCACGGATCGTCTGTGATGCGGGGCAGGGGATGACGAATCCCCGTTTCGGCTGGCCGGCCTAGCCCCTAAGCGTCGGACCATAGCATCCTTTGCGCTATTTCAAACCCCAATATTCCTGCGACTTACCGCGATACGGCTCTAAATCGGCATCCGGGGCGATAGTCTTCAATGCTTTCGCGTATGACACCGCCCCAGCCTTGCGAGTTAACGTCAGCTTCCGCCCCCCAAACACCGCATTCCGCTCACCCGCCAGAGCCGCCATCTCCGCCAGCAGATCCTTCTTCCTCTCGGTCGCAAGGTCGATAGCTTCGGATAGCTGCTCATATTCAGCCACCATAAGAGTTGCGGCGGGGGTGTCGATCGTTACCCGCAACGGCTCCAGATATTCCGCCGGGTCTTTGCAGGCGCCTAAAAACTCGGCGTGAAATTGGCGTAAGCGGGGAATGTTGGTAGCGAGCCAGTCATAATCACGCTCCACGATATCATGCTTGCGACCATGTGGGGTCCACTGCCAGAAATGGAGTTCGGACCAACCACAACAGAACATCTCCACCATCACCTGCGCACGGTAATGCGGCTGGCCATCAAGTGCCTTGAATACCGGATCGGGATCGTTGCGGATGTAGTAGGGGGCCTTAACCTCCATGCCACGGCCATCTGATACGGCCCCATCCGGCGAAGCACCTAGCCAGTCTTCGAACGGCACGAACGGCATGGTCTCCACGCTGAGGCCGGTTTCCATTTCAAACTCAGCAATGGCCCCGTTTTCCATAGCCGTACCCCAGGCCGTCGCAGCGTTGCCGGTAAACTCCCGCGGTGCGTCGTGGTACTCGCGCACCATCGCGCGCATGGCACCATCCCTGTCGAGGTAGGGCGACAGCCCCAGAATCGCGCCGACCATGCTGCCGGTGACGCGGCCTTTGCGGGCGGCGAACCATTCGGGGGAGCGTTGGGGGGCGGTCATGCAAGATCCCCCAACGTCTTACGCCGCGCCATCTGCACCAGCGTGTCTAGAACCCATATTCCGCGTTCTGTGCCATACGCGAGGAACCAACGCGTTTGTCCGTCGCCACTGAATTGCACAAATGTGTATTCGTGACGCAACATATCCACCGTTTCCGGTTCGTCGCTAAACATAGGCACCGATGGAATTGTGCCCGGACCGACAGTCCAGTCATCCACCCAGTAACGACGGCCATGCATTGGTTCATGGGCGACATCGACAAGGCACCCACTATAGGGTCCGCCAACGCACATCATAGTCAGGCTCATACTTCCTCCATCTCTCATCCTCGCGCCGCCCTTTGCTAAGGGGCGGCGTCCGGTCAGGGGTGGTTAAAAAGGAACTTCGTCGTCTAGATCGTCTGCAAAGCCCTGCGTCGGCTTGGGCTTCGCCTTGCTGGCGACATCGGTCACAGGCGCAGACTTCGGCTTCACGGCCTGCACCCAATTTCCCCCAGGTGTCTTGCCGCCCGCACCATCGTCCTTGTCCCACACACCGAGCGTCAAAACGGCCTGTGAGTTGGTCAGCGCAAGTGCCAGCTCGTCGTCGGTGGGGGCGGTGGTCAGCTTCGCCAGCCTGCCCTTGCTGTTGGCATCGATCGCCATCAACATCTTCTTGTGCTTGTCGCGCTTGGCGGGCATCTTGTCGGGCGGCGTGTTCGGGTCCGCATCAGAAACGAACAGCTTTTGGAACAGGATGCGACCCGCATAGGCTTCGGGTTTCACGACCTGCCACTTGACGTTCACGAACTTCTCGTCGCGCTGATAGACGGCCTTCCATGCCGCATCGGCCACCAATGCCAACACGGAAGTACCCTTGGGTAGGGGTTCGAAGTCACCGCCACCGGCGTTGTATTCCTTCTCGGTACTGACGGCGCTGCCGCCTTCGCTAAGGTCCCAGAACGACATATTATACTTCCTCTTCTTCGTTGACAGTGGCCGCGGCGGCAGGAGCGGCGCGCTCCTTCATCCAGCGGTAAATCGGGTTCTCGCCAAATTCGAACGGCAGATCCTCGGTGATTCCCATGCGGTTCTTGCTGACGTTGGCGGGGGTGAGGTACGCCACCAGTACGCGGTTATTGGTGGTGATGGCCTTCTTCTGGCCTTCCTCGCCCTTGAGGATGGTTTCCTGCTTGATGAAGCCGACCAGATCGACGCTATCGACGTAATGCCGGATCGATTTCTTGTGCAGACGCAAGCTGTGCGACGTGTACCCCTCGCTGTCCGGCGGCTCCAGACGGATGATGTCCGAATGCGCGATAAAGATCGTGGACATGCCGCGGTCACGGCGCAGGATCTCTGCCATCTTGCGCACCCGGCCGTGCATTGCGGCAACGGCTTCATAGCCAGCGCCGTAGCCGCCAAGTGCGGTAGCCAGCGTGTTCTTGCCGCTGTCCTTCATGACCTGATTGGCAAACATCTCGTCCAGACCGGACGTGCTATCCACGATCAGCGTGGAAAAGTCGTGCTCGTCTTCATGCAGTGCTTTCAGCTGCGTCCAAAGCTCGGCAGCATCTGCCATCGGCTCTTCAGGGCCGGCGGGTAGGCGCGCGTCGGGAATGTCGCTGGGGACGTTTTCGCCCTCGGTCCGCAGCAGGTACGGCTTGCGGAAGGTGCAGGCGAGGGATGATTTTCCGGTATTGGGACCGCCTACCAGCGTTGCGATCAGGGGGCGCCGGGTCGATACCCGGCCAGTGGCAAGGACGCTCATTTGGTTTCCTTTCTCTCTTGCGGGGTTGCTTATGAACGCGGCTCGCGTTAGTAGTCAAGCAACAATTTTAGCACGAGGGAAAAACATGCTGACGCCCACCGACATCAAGGACAAGCTGGAGGACCGAAATTTGATGGAGGTAAGCCGGCGTAGCGGCGTGCCTTATATGAAGATCTACAACCTCATTAAGCGGGGCAACGAGCCGACATATGCGACTGTAAAAGCGCTATCCGACTACCTCCAGGGGTCAGCGGCATGAAGGGCCACGACTTTGACGCCATCAAGCAAAGTTACCCGCTTGATGAGGTGATCGGCCGCACGATCAAATTGCGCAAGCACAGCGGTTGGTATGAAGGGCTATGCCCCTTCCACAACGAGAACAGCCCGAGCCTGAAGTTCAAGGAATCGGATGAGCATTGGCATTGCTTCGGCTGCGGTGCGCATGGTGATGTGATCGACTTCGTATCCAAGATCGAGCACATCACCATCGCCGAGGCCGTGGGCCGTTTGACCGGCGGCCAGTCTATCGAGCTGTCCGACACCGACCGGCAGAAGCGCAAGGAATGGCTTGCGGCACAGGAAGCCATTGCGCAACAGTTACGCAAAGCCGCGATAGAGCAGGCCAACCGTCGATGGGACCGCGCGCGCGACGTTGAAGGCACGCAAGGCTATCTGGAGCGCAAGCATGTCGCGCCATGCGGCGCACGTATGGAGGGCGATAATCTCCTTGTGCCGATGTGGGACGCCAATGGCGATATCATCAACGTCCAGTCGATCGCGCCGGATGGCACCAAGCGGTTTCAGAAGGACGCCCCCACAGTCGGCGCGCGCTTCTACATCGGCATCGGTTTCGGCCGCGTCACGATCTGCGAAGGATTCGCAACAGGCGCATCTATCTATGAGGCTGTGCCAGACAAGGTGTGCATCGCCTTCAGTGCGGGGCAGGTCGAAAATATCGCACGCGAGATGATTGCCGCGGGTGTGGGCGTAGTCATTGCCGCGGATCGCAAGGGTCTGTCCGCCATGGAGCAGCTTGGCGCGGAACTGGGGGTGCCGGTGATAGCGCCGCCGCAGCTCGCCAGTGGGGACGACGACTTTAACGGCCAGATGATCGAGCAGGGTGTCGAAGCTGTCGCCGCGACATTCCGACAAGGCTTGATTGACTTCGCCAATCGCCCCGAGCCGCCAGCCGCAGCGCCGCCATGCGCTATCTCGTTCGTGGATGCCATGGACTTCAAGGAAGCGGACATCCCGTTGCGCCCGTGGATCATCCCCGGCGCATTGCTGGCAGGATCCACGCACATCCTTGCGGCGCCTGGAGGCACCGGCAAGTCGGTGTTTACGCTTCAGATGGCCTTGATGCTGGCGGCAGGTAAGCCGTGGGGAAAATGGCAGCCCAAGCGCAAGTGCCGTGTGCTGGTTATCAATGCGGAGGATGACATTCACGAACAGCGACGGCGCATGGTTGCCGCGCGATCGGTCATGGAGTTCGACGCGGAGCGCGGTATGATCATGCTGGCGGATGCGCCGGAAAATATCCTGATGTCCGAGCCTGATGATAAAAGAAAGATGCTGGTTGCCACACCGCTGGTCGATCAACTCGTCGATGTCATCAAGCACCACAAGATTGACGTGGTGATCGTGGATCCGTTCGCGGAGACGTTTGACGGCGACGAGAACAGCAACGGCGATACCAAATGGGCGATGAAAATATGGCGAGACAAGATCGCCCGGCCGACAGGCGCTGCGGTCTATCTGGTACATCACACCACCAAGGGGTCCGAGGACAAGGCGGGCAGCGCAGACGTGATTCGTGGTGGTGGCGCCATCGTCAATTCGGCGCGACTGGCTGCCACGCTGTTCGTGATGTCAAAGACGGAGGCTAGCGACCTCAGCGTTAAAGAGGAAAACCGTTTCCGCTATGTGCGGTACGACGATGCCAAATCCAACAATTCGCTGATTGGTGGGCGCACGTGGTTCGAAAAAATTTCCGTAGTGCTTCAGAACGGCCCGCGCGACGACAGCGAGGGCGGTGATGAGGTCGGGGCGCTGAAGCCTTGGTATCCGGACGGCATCGCGGCCTATTCGCCGGATGCAGTTTTGCGGCTTCTATCGGCAATGGAAGATGGCTTTGTCGAGGAGGACGGCACTGCCACCGACATGCCTTTCGGCAAGTCCAAGGCCAACAATTCCAAGCGTTGGATCGGCTATCTGATTGCCGACATGATGGGCACCGAAGAAGCCGAATCCCGCAAGCTGCTAGCGCATTTGATGGAAGCTGGCGTCGTGTCGGAGTGCGAGTTTCGTGACCCTATCCAGGGGCGCGCAGCGAAGGGTTTGCAGGTCAATCGAGAAGCCGCAAATCGTGTTTTGAGCATCACCTCATAATCTCTACATCGAATGAGATTGAATGAGATAATGATTTTGAAACCCACGGAAATCCGTCATTCCTCATTTCCTCATTCCCCGCCCCTCTAAAGAGGGGGCGGGGGAATGAGGATGAAAATGAGGGGTAACGACGGGTTCCCAGCAATGAGAGGAATGAGGACGATGAAGACCACCGAAGTTGCCCGTATACTAAGCCAAAAAGCTGAAGCAGGAGACTCTATTGCACTGGCCGCGCTGCTGCTATCGCACAAGCTGAGTGATCTGGATGATCGCCTGATGGCAATCGACGGAGTGCTGACCGAGATACGCAGGGCTATTCAGGAGCAGGACTAATACCCACCCCCTGCCGTGGTTGTGGGGTGAGAAAGCGCTTGACGCTAAGCGCTTGTTGTGGGAGGTGGAGGGGAAGGAGAAAACCAATGACGGTCGATGATGTTATCCAGCGAGTTGCTGAAATTAACGCGGAACGAAACGATGACGAGATGGCGCATAGTGATGAGGACTCGCTGCACCAGGACGTATTGGTCGCAATTTCCAACGGTGTGGATAACGCTCAGGAGCTGGCTCTTGAAGCACTGAAGACCTTGGACATCTCGTTTGCCCGGTGGTGCGCATGACCCTCACCGTATCCGAAGCCTCCCGCGCATATCGCGAGAAGCGCAAGGCCAAACTTCAACGGCTGGCGGTGTACGAGGCGGCTTTGGAGAGCATAGCTCGGGATTTCCCCGCAGAATGCGATTGGCAGATACAGGCTTGTGCCTGCCAGATTGTCGCCCGCCAGGCCCTCGCCGCAGAACGTTTCGAATTGGGGAATGGGGCATGAGTGAGATGTATCTAGACCGGCTGGCTTCGCGTTTCGTTGCCGCACCGCTTCCCGCCAACGTGGCTGCTGACGGCTGCGCGACTGACGCGAATTATCCCCACCCTCGCTACGGCACGAACTTGCTGACGGCGGGTCAGGCCAAGGAAGTGCTGCGGCACGTGCTGGATGGCTTCGAAGTGCTGGAAGACGCACCTGAGTGGGACGGCGAGCTTAGCGATGCTGAGCACGCGATGATCGATCGGGCGTGGGATCAGCATAAAGCCGCCCAGCCCGCCTCCAAGCCCCACCCAGCGCCAAGCCCGAGTGAGGTGGGGCCGGAGGTGGTTGAGCGGATGATTGCGCTTGTGAGGGGCATGGCCAGCAATGACGACCCACACCCACATTACGACGAAGCCCGCGCCATCGTCGCCCTGCTGCCCGAGCCGGTTGATGCGGACCTGATCGAGGCACGGGAGGTCGCAGCAGCCGTATTTGATAACGGTGGCTCGCATCCCAGTATCGCATCCGGACTTCGGGCAGGTAAACGAGATGGCGGCATTGACGTGACTGTCGCCCTCGCCGCCATCAAACGCGGCCGCGCCCTCGAAAAGGAAGCGGGGCGGTGAGCGCTTGGGGTACGATCAAATGCGCCTTAGGCTTCCACTCCTGCGCCACGCAGAGTGACGATCAGGGCGTCTGGGGCGAATGTGTGCGCTGCCACCGCCGCTTCGGCTTTGTAAGTCGGTATGCCCTTCGCCAATACGCTGATGCTGAGCATCGGAAGCGCATGGCTGAGGATGCCGGCTACCGCGCCCTCTTCACCCCCACCCACCGAAAGGGAGAGTAGCATGGAAAACATCAAAAGGTTTGGTGTGCCAACACTTATGGCTTTGAATCTTATTGTGGCGCACGTTAACTTCAATATTACGTGTGCTGCTTGGATTTCTCTTGTGGCAGTTATTGCTACAATTCAGGATAATAAATCATGATCCTGGATGACGAGGCTTTGGTGGAGCGGGTGGCTCGGGCGCTGTGTCTGTTTTATGATGAGGATTGGGATATTACTCAAGACAACTGGCGTGGCGCTGCCACCGCCGCCATCGAGGCTGTGCGGGTGCATATGTGGGATGATGGGCGATGAACGATGATAATCTGAAAACTGCCGCTTTTGTATTTCAGGATGAGATAGACCAATGGAAGCTGGTCGAGCATCGGTTTGATAACGTGCAGGCTGTTCGGTCATGTGGCTCTATAGTGAAACACAATTCAAAAGATGAAGCTCGCAACATGGTGAAGCGACAAGCTGTGAAGGCATTGTTACGTTATTATCATGAAGTTGAGGCAGGTTTAGAAAATCCTTATTAAAGGAGGTGGTATGCGAGTTCGTTCTATACACGTAATGCGCAATGGCCGATGGCAGGAGGTGCCGCGTTGGCGGTGGTTCCAATACGGCCTTTTCACGCAGGCTGGGCGCGATCTTGCGCGGGCCATCATTCGTGGTATATTCCGGTGATGCCAGCAGGACGCCCCAAGAGGATCAGAAATCCCAATCCTGTCAGGGAAACCGAGAAGGGCTACACCCGGCGGTTCAATCGTGGCGGCGTAGAAGGCAAGCGAGATCGCAAGTTTGGCCTAGCCCCCGGCGATCGAGACTTCATGCATGATTACCAGCAAGGACAGTGCGGCATATGTCAGCGCCATGAGAGCGAGTTCACACGTAAGCTGGCCGTGGATCATTGCCATGAAACGGGGCGCGTGAGGGGGCTTTTGTGTGGCCCGTGCAATACGGCCCTGGGATTGTTGTCCGATGACAGGCAGCGCTTGGAGCGTGCAATCCGTTGGCTGATGACGACTGAAGAGGCTGAGGCTTCAAATGGCTGAGTACGACGAATCCACGCGCGTCACCATTCTCGACAAGTTGGCGGAGGGCATGAGCCTTTCCGCCATTTGTCGTGAGGATGGCATGCCAAACCGACTGACTGTGCAGCGCTGGCAAGAGGCTGATGAAGCGTTCGATGTAGCAGTTACACACGCGCGCGAAGAAGGTTATCAAACACGCGCTGATCGCGCCGTTGAGGAAGCACGCTCAGCGGATGACGCAGCACTTGGGCGCCTCGCTTTCGATGCTGAGCGCTGGTATTTGGGCAAACTGTCCAATGCATTCAGCGACAACAAAGAGCAGCGCGTCCGTCAGACGGTAACCCTTAGCGAAGAGGCCGCCTCATGGCTGGGGCACAAGTCCTAAACCTTGCAGCCAAGCGTTGGCCAACTAAGCGTGACCGCTTGGCTGACGGGTTTTACAGCATCAAGGACAAGAACGGCGCCACTGTACCGTTCCGTATGAACGAGGATCAGGCGAAGTTCATTGATGAGCGGCACGGTATGGACGTGGTGCTTAAGGCACGGCAAAAAGGATTTACGACAGTCATTCAGATAGACATGCTGGATGATTGTCTGTTCATTCCCAATACTGCGGCAGGCGTGATCGCGCACAACCTCAACGACGCCAAGGCGTTCTTCGCGGACAAGATCAAGTTCGCTTACGACAAATTG